GACTAATGCGGCTAATAGTGCGTCAACTGCAAGTACGCAAGCAACTGCGGCAGGTACATCTGCAACTAACGCATCGACTTCAGCATCAACAGCAACAACTCAAGCTGGTATTGCAACAACTCAAGCTGGTATTGCAACAACGCAAGCGGGTTTAGCAACAACCAATGGCGCTGCGCAAGTTGCATTGGCGACAACGCAAGCAACAAATGCGGCAACTAGTGCAACCAATGCTGCAAGTAGCGCATCAGCGGCAAGTACATCGGCATCTAACGCATCGACTTCTGCTTCAACAGCAACAACACAGGCATCTAACGCATCAACTTCAGCTACTAATGCTGCGAGTAGTGCAACAGCCGCAGCCGCTAGTTATGACTCGTTTGATGATCGTTATCTTGGTGCAAAAGCATCCGATCCTAGCGTTGATAACGATGGTAATGCGCTACTTACCGGTGCGCTCTATTGGAATACAACAAGTAGCGAAATGCGCGTTTATAGTGGTAGCGCATGGATAACTTCTTACTTGCCTGCATCGGGATACTTAGCACTGTCTGGCGGTACGATGACGGGTGCAATTACGTTTGCGGCTGGGCAAACTATTGCTAACTTAGCATCTGGAAGCGCAGGTACAATCCCATATCAAACGGCATCGGGTACAACTGCTATGCTCGCTGTGGGGACATCTGGTCAAGTATTAACTTCTGCTGGTGCGGCTGCGCCCACATGGTCTACACCTGCGGCTGCTACAAAAACCATATCAAACAAAACTGGCGCATACACAGTCGTAGCAGGTGACTTAGGTAAAATCATCAACTGCACTAGTGGTACATTCACCGTCAGCTTAACTGCCGCTGCAACACTAGGTTCTGGGTTTACTTGTACTATTTGGAATACTGGCACAGGGGCGATTACGATTGACCCTAATGCGTCTGAAACGATTGATGGTGTAGCTACTTTAGTTTTAAGACGTGGTGAAGGTTTAGCTATTGTTTGTAACGGCACAAACTGGGAAACAGACGATAAAAAACCCATGCGAGGTTATGCTGAGAATTTATATAATGGTATTGTACGACCTGTTGCATCTGGAGACGGCTCATTAGCTATTGGTCAATCCGCATCAGCATCGCAAGTTAATACTATTGCACTAGGACTATCAACAACAGCTTCTGCTACAGGAGCAACAGCCATAGGTTCTGGGTATGTCAGTGCAGTGTCTGCTGGCTCTAACTATTCTTTAGCAATAGGTACAAATTCGGGAGGGAACGGCTCAGTCACCGCCACAGGCGCAGGAGCAATGGCACTTGGTGGTTCTTACGCATCTGGTACAGACAGTTTCGCTGCGGCTATTGGTAATAATACGAGTAGCTATGGGGCAACTGGAGCGAATAGTATTGCTATGGGGTATCAGGCAAAGGCGGGAATCTATGGATTGGCTATTTCAGTACCACTTAACGGTAACGCATTGGCGACAGGACAAGCGGCAATAGCTTTAGGTGGTACAGCAAACGGTACTAATTCTGTAGCCGTTCAATGGGCGGCTAAATCAAATGAATATGGGAAATATTCTTACTCTGGTGGACAATTTGCCACTTCTGGTGATGCGCAATTCGGCAAAATCGTTCTTCGTGCAGAAACCACAACCACAACAGCCGTAGCATTAACCTCAAATGGCAGTGCTGCATCAACAGCGAATCAACTTATCGTAGCAGCCGGTCAAGCGATGGCAATTCAAGGCACATTGATAGCTAAAGTATCGGGTACGGGCGCAATGGCTGGATGGAATATCACAGGTATAGTGTCAAACAATGCCGGTACAATGGCAGTAAGTGGGTTGGCATTAACAGCAATTGGTTCAGACTCTATTACGCTTGGTGCATCGCCAACTATTGCAGTAGATAATACAAACAAAGGTGTAACGATTACATCGGGATATAAATCAGCTACCAGTATAAGATGGGTGGCTACGGTAAATACTTCCGAGGTTGTGTATTAATCTTTTTTAACAACAAAACAGGAAACAACAATGGCAATTCAAATTGATTTACAAACAAGCAACTTCGGCATTCCTTTCGCTGGAGCTTATTTTCGTATCGTTACATCGTCTATTAGTCGTCAACGCAATTCACAATTTTCAGTGATGATTGACGTGGTAGGCTACGCACAAAAACCAACTAATGATGATACTAAAGACATTGACTTCAGACGCTACCATACCTCACTTGCAGACGTAGAAGCTCAAGCAGGCACAACATTCCTAGAAAAGTCTTATAACTGGGTAGCATCACAAGCTGATATGGCTGGCGCGGTAGCGGTGTAAGCCATGCCATCTAAATCAAAAGCGCAACATAGACTTATGCAAGCTGTTGCACACAGTCCAGAGTTTGCAAAGAAAGTAGGTATGCTCCAATCTGTTGGTAAGGATTTTGTAGAAGCCGATAAGAAAGCGCATAAATTTCAATCTAAGAAAAAATAAGGATATTGTCATGCCCGATGAAGCCTGCCGCCTTGCTAAAGTAGAGCAACGAATTGAAAACCTCGAAGAAATATTTGAGGATCGTGGTAAAAAGCTCGATGCCATAATTGCAACCCTTGAAGAAATGAAAAGCGACCAGACTCGTTACAAGGGATTTCTCGGTGGAATTGTTTTCACAGTGGGCGCAGTATTTTCGTTCCTATCTTGGTGGCTAGGTAGCCGGTAATGGAATTCCTACAGTTCGCAACGGATGTTGGTTTCCCCATTGCCGCTGCTTGCGTGGGAATGTACTTTGTATTTCTGACGATTAAATTTTTGCTTGATAGCGTACTTGAAAAGATTAAAAGCCTTATTGGTATCATCAAGCAACTTGATAAACGTGTCACGGCTATGTCAGAAGATATTGTAAAAATAGATGTATTGATGACAGAAACGCTTGATATGCCAATTGAGAAAGAGAAGGTGGCACGTTTTAATAATCCCCAAGAAAAGAGAATTGATTAATGGATGTTGACGCATTAGCTAAATATATCAACCAGTATGGATTCCCTATTATTGCATCGAGTAGCATGGGGTATATTGTCTATTTTGTGTGGATATGGGTAACAACGATTGTTAAGCCAATCCTTACTGAAACCACTGACGCGCTGATTGAATTAATCGACCAAATACGCCTGCTCGATAACGACATGATACGCTTAACACAAAAATTAATTACGGTACTTTCTATGAGATCACGAAAATGAATATTGGCAATAAAGGTTTACGTTTAATTAAAGAATTTGAAGGTTGTAAACTGACTGCTTATAAATGCCCTGCTGGTGTATGGACTATTGGTATTGGCTCAACGCGATATTCTGATGGGAGCGCAGTTAAACAAGGTCAGACTTTGGCAAATGAAGAAGCCGCGTTACTACTATTATCTAAAACATTAGCGTCATATGAACACGCAGTAAATGCAATCAAGGTTGATTTAACTCAAAATGAATTCGATGCACTGGTATCGCTTACTTACAATATTGGAGCAGGTAATTTAGCCAGTTCAACACTTGTTAAAATGCTCAAAGCTGGTGATCCTAAATCTGAAATTGCAAAACAGTTTTTGCGCTGGAACAAAGCAGGTGGTAAACCGCTTGCTGGTCTTACACGACGACGTAATGCTGAAGCCGAATTGTTTTTAACGCCATAATTAAAAAGCCGCTTACTCAGCGGCTTTCTTCTAATTTCAATTGATTCTTGGTTAACCACCGATGATACGCTTGTTCTGGTGATTTGCCTGTACAAGTTACGCTATCTTCCCACTCGGTATAACATACCCAAAACCGTCCTACCTTTTTTAGTTTAGGTTTCATTTACGTTATCCCGACAATCTGCATCACACCATCTCCGTGCATGACCAACATAGTCACCACACGTCCAGCATAAGCCTGTAGGGTTGCTGGTATCAATAGCCGATGCTTTTGACCTTATGATAGTTATCGCCTTGTCACGCATCATTTCTTCGTGTTGAGCAGCAAGGTCTGTGTTTCCTTCTTCTGTAGCCATCTTAATTTGTCTTGGTAAATTCCATAAGTTTATGGGCGGTAGTGTCAAATCAGACCATGTAACCATGGTCAGTTCAGTTTAACATCTTCTTTTAAAATCTCTTTCCAACGGTGTAGCGTGAGGATAACCTCATCAATATCTTGGTCGAGCGTCTTAACTGACTTACCGGCTCGAAGT